TGTTGGTGACAAGGTTACTAAAGATGGACAGACTCATGTTATGATTGATGGTATTGGTGCTCCTGGTTATCCTCCTCCTAGGCCTACTAATTGGTCCCTTGTTCCACCACCTCCACCTCCACCTATTGCACCTAAACTACCTTCACCAATTGCACCTAAACTACCTTCACCTCCACCTAGACTACCACCTCCAGTTGCACCTAAACTACCTTCACCTCCACCTAAACTACCAGTAGTTGCACCTAGATCGGTCCCATCAGTGATTCCATCAGTTCCTAGACCTATACCTCCACCTACGGTTGTACCTATGGTTGCACCTACGGTTGTACCTATGGTTGCACCTACGGTTGCACCTATGGTTGTACCTATACAAATATATGCTAACCACACCACATGCAGTCAATTCGGTGGCTCAATTGATTCTACCGGACTTTGTTCTTTTTAACAACCAAACCCATTTTCATCACATCCACCAATTGGTTTACTACATACCGTACATGCTGTAGTCTGAGGAAACTCATTTGGACCTAAGATAACAGGAACATTATTGGCCCATAGAGTATCCCGATTTCCAGGAGAAGGACAGTTACACCATATGAGCGGACCTCCTTTAGTTGCATAATATGTATTTGGAGGCATTAGCTGTGGAGGAGCACCAGAAGATGCTGGGCATTTGTTAGAATAATATACCGCCGGTTTGATTCCCAAATACGAATCAGCCGGTGTAGCAGTTCCGACTTCGGGAAGTAATGGAATACAAGGAAATAGTATAGGATATACGGGTTTTGTAGCACAACACTTAGTGACTACTTCACGATTCTTTGCATAAATATATGCACTGGAATCAACAGGTGTCGGGCTACCAATAACTTTGGGCATTGCTGTTAGTTTTCTTCTCAAATATTCACTGGCCTGCATTCTACTATGGGTCTAGACTTATCCTACAACACGGCCTCCAGGCCGACATATAACATTCCGTGCTACTGGAACACCTGCATCTTGAGCAGTCTTAGGCACTCTGCATACATATAGAGGGCCACCAGATGATGTGGTGTTAGAATTAAACGTACGAAAAAAAACAGGCGTAAATTTATTTGTAGATCCAGATCCAATGTCATTCGATCGACGGGCAATATATGTACCACTAGATACACCAACTACGGGTTGTGTAATTTGTTGTATACCAGTAATATTAGAATATTGTTGAGTTCTAACATTGTATCCAGAACCAGAACCAGAACAAAAACCAGCCGTTGATTCTCGGATAGTAAGAGGACACTCTACGACTTTTTCTAATAGTCGTGTAGATTCCAGACGTGTAGTAACTGTAGTATACGTTTGTCGATCAAGAGCTAATGGACATACCACCGGATTAGGTGGATTTTTTAACAAAAATTCTCGTTGTACACAGTCTTCTATGGCTGTGAGGCGGGTACTTTCAGCATTTGCTCCGTATGCACTCATCTACTTATTACTTTGTATTTGTGTATTTAAGAACCCGTAGATCCAAACCCGCCTTCACCGCGCTCAGTATTGGGTCCCGGTAATACATCAACTACTGATACACGGTCCCAGGGTAACAAATCAGGTTGGGCCAGCTGTACCAGACGCTGTCCTCGGGTAGGGGTTGTATCATTAAGTGTAAATGCTGCTTTGATTGTTCCACGGTATGTTGCATCAATGAGACCCATAGAATTAGCCAGTCGCCAAGGAGTCTTGCTAATACTTGAGCGCGGAACAAGCCAGAATGCACGATTGCGACCCTCATCCATGGCTACTGCTGTACAACCTTGACTAACTAGAATAGAGTTTGAATAAGGCTCCTCTTTGTCACAATACAAGTCAAAGCCAGAATTACGGGCTTCGTATGGTGTATTGTTATATGCCTCAGCAGCATCCATATAGAGTTTAACCATGTCTGGCTGGGCAACAATAAAGAGATGCATTACCTTTTAACAAGATAGCTAATCTACTGTCAAGTTTTTGTCATATATCATTAAGGAATGCAACTCTTACTAATTATAGGTGGAATAATCTCAATAGCTCTTCTTGGAATAATGATATATATTACACCATCGTATGGCAATGTCCCTGCACAACCAAACTCTTTTATATCCATTTTTCTCATGATTATCTTTGTTCCATTACTGGGTACATTAGCATTTTTTGGTGATAAACATATTAGTGATAAATATATTAGTAAGAACCTTGGTCCTACAAAAGCAAAAGACATGACCCCCTTTTTATTAGTCGTGGGTATACTATTCGCACTAGTTCTATTTATCTTACTTGTGTGTCTAACAGTGCATCCTACTGAAGGATTTGCTTCTAATCTAGAAAACCTCGAGGCCCGTACTTGTGCTCTTATGGCAAAAGCAGACGCATTTATTGAAAGTAAAATACGTTCAAATGTTACCGATGGTCCCAAAGATGCTAATGGAAATATAATCTATACACCTGAACTGCAGAAAGAGGTTAAAGAGGCCCAACAAAAAGCTCGTGGAACTAACATAGTCATGTGTGGTTCCGCACCAACACCAGATGTAGTGTCTATCTTAAAAACGTGTACTAAGTTACCGTGTATACCTCCTGATCCTACTGAAGCTGAGCGGATCGAAGCAATAAGGGCTACTTTGCGAAACTTTGTTGGACCCGTATTTATTCCCGCATTTAATGAATTGATAAATTCCAGTATGACGGTTGATGTTGCAAAAGGATGCCCGCCAACGTTGATTCCATGTTATGATATCTTGGAAGAATCTAAGGGTATACATACAATTGATAAAGAGTCACTATTATGGAAAGACTCCAATGATCTTTTGGCAGTAATTGAATGTTATGAAAAAAAAATATTGGGCCCTATGGATATTATGGTAGAACGGTTGAAAAAGGGTGAATTATCGGACTGTGAACGGAAAATCTTGATACCTAGTTAGTGACTTTGGGAACATAGTACCAATTTGGCCTGATATCAGGATAGGCCTGTTGAAGTGCGGCAACAACCTCGCTCTCCTCGTCGGTAATCCAGGGCTGTTCTAGATCCATCTCAGATACGGAACCACTGTATTGGATTACGCGTTTTGCCATATTCCAGAAACGATGGGACAGATATCCATGAGAATTTAATGCAGTGGGCTTGGTATAATAAGGGAAAACTAGAAGACTGTAGTCAAGATAATAATCTGCAGTAGCATCGGTAGGAAGATTAGCCAGATCTGAAGGACTGCAACGAATTCCGTAAACAAGCATGTACGGGTATGTACATATACTAACACGGGTCAACTTTTATAAACATTTAAAAAGGTTATTTCTGAAGACTTATTCCGGTATCAGACTTAGGGAATGGATAATTTAATATCTCATGTATATAAGAAACAACAGATTGATAAAGAACAATGGCATTTTATTCATAGTAAAAATCAAAACGAAATAATAGGTTTTTCAACGGGAATTCTACATGATTCTGGTACATATGGTAAGATATATAAGTCAAAACGAATGGTCTTAGAAAAGAGACCCGACAAGGCGTATAATATTATAGTAGGACCCGATGATGTAGTAGTTAAACGGGTTATACCAGAAGAACCGAATGAAGTTGAATCACATATATCAGAAGCTAATTTGCATATTCTTAGCTGGCAGGCTATGCAAAAAACGGTGACTCCGTGGTCCATTCCTAAACCGTATGAAATCTATGGTGAACATTCCTTTGATTCTTGGACATCGCTCTCATTTGGAATGTCTTATGTAGAAGGGGAAATTCTTCAACATTACTTGGCACATAATTTTTGCAAAGACCGAGAGATTAATTCACGATTATTCAAGGAAATTCTGGGTCAGACAGCATTTATCTTACATAATCTTCAGACTACTTTGAATCTGAATCATCGTGATCTCAAAGTAAATAATCTGATTATTCGTCTTGGAAAACCAGTGATTCTAACCATTGATTCAGCCTCTATACATACATCGACAGAAGTGACTCTGATAGATTTTGGGTTTGCATGTATAGGAGATTGTTCTGGAACATTGTTTCAGGCAGGTTCGTGGTTTCCATTTTCAGATATTTGTTTCAAGAAAGGTCGTGATCTGGCCCAGCTCATTTACTGCATCAATTGTTATTTTCCACTGGAATTGTATTTAACTCCGGAATTATTTCAGACAATAAAAAGTCTTATGCAGATTAAATGGTCCGGTGGTATAGCAAATTGTCTAGGAGGTATGACCAAAGATGGTACTCCAACTCAGGGATGTCCGTGTTATGACACAGGCATCTATGAATTTTTGAGGAGAGTAGAAGTTGATCCAATTCTGTGTGAACCGGCTAACGTGTTCAAGGCAATGAGCTTATAGCACCTTCAAGATGTTTGAGAAAAAAGACGAGATTGGGTGCAAGTTTTTTAAAGATACCGCCAACAGGAGAAGCATCAATACCATCAGGAATTGATGCATAATCAATTGATAAGTCTGGTGCAGATGCTTTGGTTATATCATCTAGAAGAGTAGGACTTTTTGCTAACCCTGCAGCTAATTTACCATATGTTGGATGATCATCTTGAAAAGGAAAATCAGCTACATCAATACTGGCCGGTTTTGCAATTTCTTCTACAAATGCGGTCCAAAATGGCACAATATCTTTTATAACTTCACACGGTTCTGAACCCGTTAAAAATGCATCCCTGATTTCTTCATTCGTCTGTAACTCGGTTCCATGAACCGTGAAAAAGACCCATTTATTTATGAGTGCCTTCTTTAATATTTCATTGCTAATAGAGTCAGTAATTTCTTTTAAATTTGCAGGATCTCTTAACATAACTATAATTTGTGCAATGCTTTGAACAAGTATATTTTCTATACGTTTAGGATTTAATAATAAATGGGCCATTTCAGTTTTAAGTACTTTTTCAGAATTTACAGGTCTTTCTCTAAACATATGTTCAAATTTATTTGTAGGTTCACCTGCTGTAAAATTAGTACCGTGACTCAGTGACAAAGTATGTTCTAAGTGAGTAAACATTGTTGTAAGTGGTGTTGAATCCCCTAGAGTATCGGTTTTTATTTTATTGATAATTTCTGAATATTGATCACTAGGTTTACCTGTTATTTCTTCAATAATAATTTCTAGACCAGCCCGATAAATCTGGTCTTGATATTTAATTGCATCTAGCCATGCAGTGTAATACTCAGGTGAATAGGAACCAGATACAGCATTTGAAAAAGTAGGATCTGTTAATAGTTTAACAATGTTTTCTGCATTTGGAATTGTTAGTTTTGGAGTCCATAATGCATTAGTAAAATATTTTGCCGGACTTGGTGAAACCCACGCAGGTGCACCACCAACTTGATTTCGTTTTAGTGTAGGTCTCTTTGATCTAGTTGTTCTGACACGTGGAAACATGTCCCCTGTTATTTACAAAGAATTCTTATGTTTCAAATTTAACTGGTAAAGTTGACTATGCATCTCATAATCCATCTGTTAAGTAGATGGAGACAGAAGAATATGTTGATACTAAAGATCCCGAGGTAGACGGACCGGAGGAGCCAGAGGACACGGGAGAAGTTCAAGGCTCGGCAAAAGCACTTGGTATTACAGAGGCTCCTTCTTTAAAAGCTCATGGTCTTCTTGAACAACATCCGGAAATTATGCCCGATTACGAAGAAGAAGTTCTTAATCTTCTATCTATTAAGACTTTTCCACCAATAAAAGAAAAGGGTTCGACACATACTACATATCCCTTCTTGACAATGTATGAGAGGACTAAGATTTTAAGTCTTCGGGCATCTCACTTGGCCCATGGTGATTCTCCTTACATGGAAATCCCTGAGTATGTCACGGATGTCTATGAAATTGCTAAGATGGAGCTGGAAGCTAAACGTCTTCCATATATCTTAAAGAGGCCATTACCAGATGGAAATTATGAGTACTGGCGATTAGCTGATCTGATGCTTCTATAAAGAAGGTCCAAAAATCTGTATTCTATCTGCTGGTTTAATATAATTTGGATGGTCCTCCTTAATATCAAAGGCCTCGTACCATTCATCAAAATGTCCCAGAATCAAATTCACTCTCAGCATCGGCGGTGCATGGACATTTGTTTCCAGTAATTTTTTAGCTTTTTTGAGTCGGTCCTTTGACCGCCAACTCACCGTGTATGCAATAAAAAACTCGCGCATATCATTTTTTGTCAAGGTCTTTACTAGTTTGAGACCTTCAAGAGCAAACCGGAGTCCAACTAGATCCGCAATATTTTCTATAAGTGTCAAATATCCATTTACTTGCATACCACGATACTTGGTCGAATTAAAGTGTTTTATCAATTTATTTGTTTTGATTTTGTACTCGTGTGCATCATGATGTGTCCACCAATCCCGAAGATCACCATGTTCATCATATCGCCGACCATCCGAATCAAATGCATGTGACAGTTCATGTCCTATTGTAGCCCCTATTCCACCAAAATTCCAGACAACAGACCGACTCGTACTGTAAAAAGGATCGCGCATAATGGCAGCGGGCATAATAAACTTATTCTGTTCCGGATAATAAAATGCATTTACTTCATATGTCGGCCGATCCCAGATAAGTTCGCGTTTAGCACATCCTTTCCGAAGTCGATGAATGTTAATATCTGTTTTATTACCCGCAAGTGTCAATAGATTATCAACCAGATTATCATTCAATGTACATCCGCGTTCGGTATCATCCCATTCAGAGGGCCATGCAAGCTGTATGTTCATCATACGTAATTTCTTGAGTGCACCCGCCTTGGTCTTCTGAGACATCCAAGATGTCTGTTGAATACAATTTGCAGCAGCCTTTTGAATAATCTTGACCATTTTTACCATGTTTCGCTGGAGCGGAATAGGACAAAATTCTTTTGTCCATAGATGTCCCAGTGTTTGAGGCAAGAGTGCAAATAAGTTTTCCATACCCAGACGTGTCTCAGATAAGTCGGCTTTTAATCCTTCCATAAATATAGCCTTGAATCCGAACCACGCGGTCCTAAGTGGACCATGTGGTGAACGACCGGCAATCCACTGTGATACCACTAATGAAAACCAGCCCCGCCATCTTTCTATAGACCATGCATTCATCCGTGTCTGCAGACGATGAACAAATGCGGGGGATGACACATTATATAACAGAGTAGGTAAGTCTTCTTTATTGAGTCCATATGCAACAAACATGGCCGACCAATCTATGGTTTTATATTCATGTGTTAACTCTTTCCACGTCATCATATTAATACGATTATAGATATCCCAGCGTTCGCCACCCTTAGGATATTGGTGGGCCATCTCGGATTCGGCTTCGTAGCCCATGTCGATATTAGGAAATCCCATAATGGATGCAAGCGCCTTACAATATTTGAAATACTTGGCTCTTAAAGCGGAATGATTTTTTTCAAGCCAATATTCGGGAATGCCTATACTTGGCTGACCTTCTTCTATAAACACTCTGCATTTTGAATGATCTCGTGGATCACCTTCAATATAAATATCTAGCGGGGCATTCATTCCATTCCGGCGCATCCAGCCCATGCGTTCAGAAATATCATGAGTGTCCATCATATTCTGCATGAGTAACAGAATAGACGATATTCCATGTGGAACTACTGACCTGGCAGCCGAATTCCATGATGCCCTGATTTCGGCTATTGGACCAGTCTTTGTCTTGTAAATGATGGATTCAAGTTCTTTGTCAATTATTTCACGAATAAAATATGTCTGCGTTATCCGCGATTCCGTATTTGGAAGCTGGGTCTCCGTCAGCCATTTATCATTTATTGTTTCGTAAAACGTCTTTTTTCGTGTCTTTCGCATGCCCCCTTAAATGAGGCGCAGGATTTGTGCGCCATTTATCGAGTGGTGAAACAGTATATGGGATATGTCTGGTCACACCACTTTTTCTAGATAGACGCACTGGGGGTAGTGCAATAATTTGTATTGTGTTCATTTTACTCTTTAAATATAAATTCCTTGGGTTGTCCACCAGGTCATAAGACGTCGACCCGCTTCGGTATCCGTATTATTTGCTACGATCATGCATGCAGAAATCTCATGTGGATGCTCTGATTGACCGGGTGTTCCAAAAAACGTGGACCATTCTTGTGGAGGGATATCAGTGACTTCATTTTTCCATGAATCCCAAAAAAATACAGTTGTATCTCGTACTCGTGGATTATATGCATCCTTGTAAATGGGCACTGTCCACCACCGCCGAAACCAGCAGGCCCATGGACTCGAGGCGGTGTCAGGATTTGAACGCCGACCATCCACTAAATTCTGCGGTATTCCTGAAGGAGGATCATCGAAAATTGCATATGACCAGGATTTACGATAAAAATCGGCCCAGGCTTCTGGGTTTCTGCGCTGATATATATGGACAAGTTCATGACGTAGAACTGTATCTCGTTCTACTGTGCTAATATTATCAGGAATGTAGATGCGGTCACCGGGCCTAGTATGCGGTAATCCATCTTCACATGACTTTGTTGTTGTAAGAATCATGGTACCATGTGGTCCAATTTGTTTAGTTGTAACATTACAATTATGGCCTCTGCGAGCCCGTTTATCGGCGGGTGACCATGATGCTATCCAAGGTATATCAAGACCATTGTCTTCATTTTCAGGAGTCATTTCAGTCTGGTCTGTAGCTGGGAATTCGGTGGGAAAATCGTCTTGAAATTTTTCTACAAGATTTGTTGGTCTGAAAATCCATGCAAGTTCAATTACAATAATTATTGACAAGGCTACAATGGCCAGATTTTCTATAATCATCTCTACTAAGACGTGCTAAAAAGTGACCCGGTATTTAAACCGATTAGTGTAATACAATGTTACTCATACGGATATTTTTATGGACCATGGTTATTATTCTATGTATTCAAGGATATACATCGGATCATTACGGTTCAATAGGTCTAACATTATCTATCCTCAAGTCGCGTCTTACGATTTATCAGGATATTGCTATTCCACGAGCATTTGTTATGGCTGCAATCAAAGAAACAATGAAACATCCTACGATTGTCCAGGTACCTGTCATTCAACGACGGTTAGATACAATACAAAAGATTCTAGCTGATCTCCGTGTTTCGGAGCTCACCTGGCGTCTCAAATTCAATGACATGGTGGCTAGCCTTCAACTTGAAAAACCATGGTTTCCTGCACTTCAACGTATGAATTTAGCAAAGGCCCGTTTAAATAATGCTACGTGCTGGATTCCTAGTATGTGTCAGAAACTTAATGAGAATTATTTACGAGCAAAGGCTAATCCGTGGCTTTCTATAATGGAGTATCGGCCAGTTCCGGCCCATTATTGGTTGAAACCAGCGGATTCAACTATCTTTTATGGAAGACTGAAAACATTGTATAATTTGACGGTTCAGGATAACAGAATCATGACCATGTTAGAATGGATTGGCCAGTTTACACCCTTTGTAAAAACTTTAATGGAAGGTGACTTATGGTCTGCATTAATTGACCATGTAGTTCATCAAGATTTCAGAGTTCGTAACTTGTTAGACAGAGCAGGTCTGTTAGAAGTCCAACAAGTGCATGAACGGATTTATAATTTATCGGCACAGATTGATCCAAAAATAAGTCAGCCATGGTTTGACGAAGCGGCTGCATTATCGTGGTGGCTTCCTGATACAATTCCGGCTATTGTGCGACGTTGTATTTCTTCTCAGACAGGTGATTGTACTCGAATTGGTTCTGTAGAAATTGAATTTTTACAGAACCGATTAACGGATCGATGGTCATTGGTACTCATTGGATTATGGAATGGATTACCAATGGTTATGGTCTTGTTTGTAATGGAACTTATCTGTTATTTATCTTCTGCGCGTCTGTTTTCTGGCCCTCCGAGCTCTTCTACTCTTTCTGTATCTTGATCTATAGCCTCCTCCTTGTTCTTCCTCCCCTGCAGGAGGAGCACCAGCACCAGCACCTCTGCCTTCTGCAGCATGAGCATCATGAGCCGCATCGGCCGCAGCTCCAACAATAACAGCAGGGGGAACACCACCACCAACGGCCCCCGCTACTGCTAGACTAGGTGCGCGAATAAGTGGTACTCCAGCTGTACCTCCGCTAGGAATATTAGGATCAGCACCTGCTCTAGGCATTTTTCTCATCAAAGTCGATGTCATATTTGATAAATGATCACGAGTCTTTTTTGCTAATACACCAGAAGCATCCGCAGGTACAGGACTTGCAGGTTTCCATGTTTTAGGATTAAAACAGTCTTCTTCAGTTAATTCACTAAAATCAGCACGACCAACTACAGATAAAAAATAAGTTAACATCCCTTTACATTCTGGTTTTTCCGAATCGTCTAAATTCTCAAAAATAACACGTAATAACCTTCCATCAGCATGATCTAATTCTTGTTTAGATACTCCCCCAACCAATGTTACACTTTGAGCACGTACTAATGGTATTCCCTCTTTTGGATTTCTTTCACGACCAGTAACATGCATACCAAATTGCCAACTAGTGTTAGCTGTTCTAGATGAATTAAGACGACTCTTTGTCTCTCCTATAGTAGCAGCTTTAGCATTACCATGAATTCTACTTGCATGTATCCAAATCATTAATCTATGTAAAACTTCTGCTGCTAATTCATCCATATTCTCTTGAGAGATAGCTCTTGTTCCTGAAACTCCTTGTACAGTTAAAAATTTATAATACTCTAAATACTGTACTAGAGCAACCACTAACTCTTTTAATGCATCTTTTTTATGATTAAATGTAAATAGATCTCGTTCGGTAACATTTTTTGCTATACCTGCATTTTCTAATGTTTGTAGATTAGTTGGTTTAAATTGTAATTTCGACATATATGTTTTATCTTGTAAAGCCATTTTGCATAATTCAGACAGAGCAGAAAGTTCTTTACCTCTTACTAAATTGGATACCCATGCATTAAACTGATCAAATACTGAGTTAACATAACCATATGCATCTGACCCTGCACCTACACCAGCTCCTGCAACAAATGCTGTGCTAGCAGCTATGGGGCGAACTGAATTAGCAAAAAAAGTTACGAGTTGTGTTAAAGCTGAATCTGGTCTTATTGCATTAGTCAGAGCAGTTGCACCTGCAGGATATCTAATATTAACTGCACCAGCCACATTAGGTCCTCCACCAGCAGCTGCAGAACCTGCACCTCCACCAATACCAGACATACTACTTATATCCAAAGATTTTATTAGTCTAAAATAGATGTTGAATCCAACTCCGACTGGAGAAGCTGGTGAACCCGCCGAAAAAAAATTTCAAAATGGCTGGACCAATGAAGTAGAAGTTCTCATGGCCGAATGGGCCGACAAGGCTGCTTGTTATCGCTGGATGCACGAAAAAACCGAACGAGATTTTAATTCATACAACCAATACTTCACTATTCCTGTAATTATCTTGAGTACTTTGACCGGAACAGCTAATTTTGGCCTGAGTTCTATGGTTCCTGATCCCGAATCACAAAAATATGCTCAAGCTATTATTGGAGGTGTAAGTCTTCTAACAGGTATTATCTCTACGGTTGCCAATTTTCTTCGATATGCTCAGGGATCAGAAGCTAATAGGTCTGCTGCACTAAGTTGGGGGAAATTTCAGCGTTTAATTGCAATAGAATTATCACTTAATCCAGATGAACGATCAGATTGTATGCATTTTCTCAAACTATGCCGAACAGAACTTGACCGTCTAATTGAACAAAGTCCACCAATTCCTACAGCAGTTATTGCTGCGTTTAAAGCCGAATTTGCCAAGTTCCCCCATGTTCAAAAACCCGAAATTGCCGGAGAAATCTTTCATACTAATATCTTTGATGGAAAGGATGAACGATTAGTACGTCAAGCTGCCGATTCAGCTCTTATACTTCAGACACGTCAAGGTGTTGTAAAACAACTTGTGTTGGATGATCTTGATTCCCGCATTAAGACTCTTGTAGATTCTGCTGTAAGGACTAGACATATACAACCACATGGCCCAACTACTCTGCAAAAAGGTGTTGAAGAACGAAAGGCAGAAATTGAACGCGTAGCTATGGGCGGTGTTGTACGGGCAATGAAGGAACGACTCATGGCATCTAATCAATCAATTGGTCAGGCCCCGGTTGGTATGGGTGCAGTAGATTCGCCTATTATTTTGCATGTAGTGGATACATCAGGAGATGAGTCTGATCTTCCTGGTAGTGTTGATACTCCTAAAATTTAGGCTATTGGCCTAAATTTCCTTCAGAACAGTCGACTATTTATGACTATTATAATCAAAATGATTGTAATAGTTTAAATTGTTTTACTTTTATTTCATAAAAGTTCGACAATCTAGGCTATTGCCTAGATTGTCTTACTGTTCCTTCAGAACAATCGACTATTTATGACGATTAAAAACCAGAATGGTTTTTAATTGTCTAAATAGTCTTACCGTGGTAGCAATCCGTGAGAGAAATGCAGTCGTAAATGCACATCGGCACCGGTTCACACCCATACTTTTCCTTCCACCACTTTTCTCTTATCTCGTAAAAGTCCGCCTTAAGAGACTCACACTCAATTGTCCATTGCTTGTGGCGCTCCCACAGTTCAGCTCTTGACTCAACAGTCTCATCATTGTTTTTAACAACAGGACCTGTATTTCCCCTAAACTCAGCCAAACCCTTGTCTATATATTCCCAATCCAGACCCTTGTATTGACTGCACAGAACAGCTGTAACACCCAGTTTTTTTGCCGCCATAATATTCTGGGGCAAGTCATCCACAAACAACATGTCCGTGTACTCAATTCCCAAGCGTTCCTTGATAATTGCAAAGTGCGGATCCTTGCTATTAGCTGAACCCGATGACATGGCCAGAAAGACACTACCATAATGCCAGAGCCCGAATCTTTTCAGTAAGTCCTCGCACGCAGGCGCGTTTTGATTCCGCGATGCAAATGCTATTTTCACACCCGCCGCATAAAATATCGACAGAATCTCATGAACACATGGATACACCTCAATCAGGCGAAACGACCGATCATAGACATTTGAGCCAACATATCCAGTAGAAAACGGTGGCATAAATGTCATTCCACAGTCTCCTTTCCACACTGTGTAATCCAGATCAACAACAAGCGCCTTGGGCAGAACACCTTTAATACGATCAATATGAGACATGGTAACACAAAAGCCCCGTCACTGTTTACCCGTCAACTTTTGTTTAATCTCGGTTATAACAGGAGCCCATGAACCCGCTGTTTTTTGACGGAACAACAGCATATCAGGATACCATCGGCTTCGTGTATCCTGTGTCCATCTCCACTCGCATCCCTTAGTCAAAAGAGTCCAGCACGGTACATTTGCAGATCCTGCTACATGAACAAAAGACGTATCCGTAGAAATTACCAGGTCACACTTTCTCATAATAGCAAGTGTGTCCTTGTATGCATGTCCCTCACGATCAACATGTGGCCCCATATTCAAGACATTATATCGTTTTAATATTTTCTCTTCTTCTGCAGTAAATTCCTTTTGTGTCGAAACCCATTGAATATCTTTTATAGCTAACAGAGGTACAAGAAGATCCAGAGAAATTCCACGATTAAGACGCTCAAGTGAGTTTGCATAATTTCCGTGCCAATTAATCAAGACCGTTTTTTTGGTAAATGTTACGGGCGTATTAAAAGTAAGATCTTTTAGATAATTTACATGATAAATATCGTCATATTCTAGACCGAGCCAATGAGGTAGCATGTGAATATTAGTATGATAATCAAACCGGAGTAAGTCACGTTTTGAAAAGGGTATGACCATTAGATTAGACTCTTTGAATACCTGTGAATAAATCCACATCAGATTATCGTCGGCTAACAGAATGATTCGATTCATCGACTGCGTCTGGCATATACGAGGTACAAAACGGGCAAACATAATCTTGTCACCGATACCTCCTCCCATATAAATAAGCAGAGTCTTGTCAACAGATCCGGCTGGAAAATAAGACATGGTCTCAGGCAATATGTTAGGAGCCGTAACAGCATTCATGAATCTTAGAAATTCAGTAGCTTGTACATAGTTTTTCCTTCTCATTAGATTCATTCCATGATTCATTAAGATATGGCGACAATGGGCCTCGTCAGGAATATAGTCACGAACGCGCGGTATAATCTTATCCATAAGATCATTATACGTATTTTCAACACCTAAAAAAGCCACATTGGTATCATAGGACGATAATAGACTGCACAGAAACTCAGTCGGTTCTCTGTCTTTAAATTTTTCACATAGACGTTCAAAAAGACGGAGCGAAGTATCATAATTTCCTTTTTCAAAGGCTTGGCGGGCTCTATTATAAACCGCAAGATCTTCAGAATTTGTCTCATTTTTTTCTGAATATATCTTTTCTTCTACTATTGTTGAACCAACAAGAGCATTCAAGGTTCGTTTAGTTTGATAGCGGTCATCATTTGTCTTGTGTATGGCCTCCGCCACTTGTATATAGGATTGATCAAATGCACGGGCCTTGCTTTTTTCACGGATTGTATCTTCCAATGTCCACAGAGTTTTATTTATACGGCGGAGTTCATCAACCATCTTATTAAACACGGTCATCTTACCCGGTTCCAGACTTGGGTTAAGATGACTCTTGAGACCATCGTATTCAGTTTGAATATTTACTTTCTGAGCTCCTGTAGCTTTCGCTAGTTTAATCTCAAGAATAGTTGTCTTGTCAATAATTTCGCCAAATGAACAGGCAACCGTGAACATTATGTTAGACCATAGAGACTAACTTTAGGCCTAAAACTTGAATTATAAAACCTGATTATTATATTAATAATGAGTCAGACATACAGTCGTGCTTATCTGCAGGGAATTCCGATGGAAAGTAAGAGGGTAGAGGTTACTAGAATTATTAATTCGTTTATTAATGATTTACGTGACCATGCGGGCCAGGGACATACAACATTTCTATTTGATATGACAAATATGAGATATGTTGCACCAGATAAAAATAAACAATTTAGTAAATTTATGACCACATATTCTATACCAAAAGAAGAACTACTACCTCTCTTTCAAGAGAAATTTCCTGACTGTGTGGTAACCTTACAAGAAGCTTGGATTGAAACATATTCGAATACAAAGACACTCAAGTCTGGAATCTTAATTGATTGGACTTAAAATATATTTCTAGAGTATAATGGCTTCTCGTAGAAATACTCAAAAGTCCAAGTCCAACTCTAAAAGAAAGACGCGGTTCTCTAAGTGGACCGCATTTGTCAAAAAGATCTACCGTGAGATGAAACAAAATAATTCTAATGCACTCCTAGGAGATGCTATGAAGGAGGCATCTAGACGCAAGAGTGAGATGTAGTAGGGGACATGCTGTCCCCTTAAACCCCTTGCTTTGAGCTGACTTTGTAGTTTACTGTCTCCATTCCTTCCCACAATTTAAACACCTAATAAAGATTGTCATCGGTTCATCCGCCGACCTTGTTTGCATCTCCCAATACTTGGTCCTGGCCTTTCCACATTTGTTACACTTAAACATATCTGAACCCTCTTCAGGATTTCCATCCAACATAGTTGTTTCTCTTTTTAATAACTCATCTGCCAAGGTTTGCCAGTGCTCTGGAAAAAGTTCTCTCGAAGTCATGAATGGAATTTGATGAGCCGGAAATTCACCGTCTTTTAATCGTTCTAATAATCTAGGATTATTTACGTACTGTGTTGGTTGCAGATTTACCAAAGTACGACGAGATATTGCTTTGTAAATCTCAATAAAATCGGGATTCTCCCAATGAAGTCGTATTCCACGTCTTTTAGCATCTTGAATAGTGGCATTATAGATACCTCTATCCAAGTCAATCTGTTCGGCCTCAGTCAAATCAAGATTTTTGATAAGACTCTTAATATGTTCACGGATCATTTTAACTGTGCTAATTCTGACAAATCAGTGTCAAATTTTGTAACTAATAGGTTTCTTCTTCAAGTTCTGGCTCAGTCTGCCATCTAGGAGCCCGTTTACCAAGAGGAGCTGGTAACTTAATTTTTGCTTTTAATCCCATATCAATTCTTCTATATTCAACCGTTTGAGATGTTTTCTTGCGCGGAGCTCTTCTTCTAGACCCACCGCCTGCTTCGTCACCATCATCATAACAATCTTCATTTTCATCTAGGTCTTCATTGTCTTCACCATCACCTTCTACGTCGTCACCTTCTACATCGTCACCTTCTACATCTTCACCTTCTTCATTTTCACCATCTTCACCACCTTCATTTTCACCTTCACCTTCACCTTCTACATCCCCATCTATTTCATCATCTAAGTCTTCAAAAGCCAATACTTCATTGTAAAATGAATCCCAATCTTCTACACTTAGATCACCTTCTTCAATTGTAGCAATAGCATCTCCAAATAAGAGTTCGGTATCATATGGCGGAGGTAATTCATGCTTATTCTCTGTACCGGCCTTTCCCTCTTTCCAACCCCATATGGAAATACCCTGGCCATATATTCCAATTAAAATGGCACTTTTAGTTTTCTTACAAAGTTTAGCTATGGTTTGTCCCGTTACTGAAGAAAGTTCAGCTGTCTTTTTGTCACCATTTGCAGATAAGATGACAACTTGGACCATGTTAGAACTTATTGAACTGCTGGAGGGATGTGTCAAATTTTAACTGCGTCAACGATCAAAACGTTTCATTTGTATCAATATAGAACTATGGATCTAACATGGGTATTAGTGGGCCTGGTTTTAGTAGTAGTTGGGTTTTTTGCATATCAATGGTTTAATCTAGCATCGACTAAGAAAGTCAAGACACGGACTCCCGGACTCAGACCCAGTCCTCCTCCTAGTCAAGGACAGGATATGGATGCAACACCTGCAGCGGTTCCTTATCCGGAAGTAGCTGGCCAGTCCGAGGAAGATCTCCGGCAAAAGGAGCCTCTCCAGCGTCCATCTCCTCCTAGTAACCAACAGCCGGTAACGAGTGATGGCAAAGCCCCTGCTGATTTCAAGGAGAATCTTAGAAAACCCGAGCAGTCATTTCACGAGGTGGCTCCGACACTAAAGGTCTCCGATGTTACCGGCCGTACCGTCGAGACTAATGGCAGTGGATTTAATCCCGAAATAGCTCAGAACAGTGGGCCTTTAGAAGGAAATATATTTGCATTCGACGGCATGGAGCCCACCGGTTTTGCCACCTTCTAAGTCTAAACAATTATTATACTAATATTCGTCAGGATGGATGTTAAAAACCAAGTCTGGTCCGATAATCTTCGTCTCCCCTGTTTGGCCCAACATGACGTAGTTAGTATAGTAAAAAATCTATCATCTCCTTCTATTCCCATACCATTTCAGAGCAAGCATTTGCCATCTCTGAAACGGAATGTATGGTTCGCATTGAAGCGACCACTAGACCGATCTAAGACAGGTCTTCTCTGTATTATTCCCGAGAAGAAACTCTGTATTTTTGTCTCAGGTGACCAGCCATCAAAACGGTTTCCTGTACCTCGAGTAGCTGTTCTTAATGTTCATCTTGATCCCCAGTTTTATGAAACGGGTAAACCTACAGTGATGGAAGCTACTTTGTCTGGACGCGAACGGAAACTCTGGATCGAGGATGTTAGTCAATGGAAAGGTCGTATCTTAGATATACGGTTTAGTGAACGCTGGATTCTTGCAAAACAGTGGTTGGACCATTACTGTATTGCTGACTCCGACAAATTAGGCTATTCTATAGAATTGGCTCCGTGGTCTCCTATTGTATCTATAAAACCCGAGGGTGTCTGGGAATTAATGGTTGATGATTCCAAAAAAAGAAGGTTCCGATGGCAGTCAAGACAGACATATAGCGAGCCAGTCCAAGTTATTCTACCTAGTCAGACTAGTGAAAGTCTTGTTGCAATGGCTACACGGGCATCCGGTCCCGACCAGTGGGAACTCACAAGTTCCGATGGTGCATCACTGGGCAGAGCTCTTATCCGATCATTGAAAATGTCCACTGCTCTTCGTGGATGTGCTAATGTGACTCGCATAGAAGTAAAATGGCAACCCGCGTTTAAAAAGTGGGAGGCTATTAAAATATCTCAAGAGCCAACATCTACCAATGATTTTTTTGAATCGCATAAAGTAGAGTAATGGGCTGGGCATATGATGGTTCTACATTAAGTACTATGGGTTCTAGATTAGAAGGTAGAACGTATACGGATGATTGCTATGCACCTCAGAGAGGTGGGGGCTGTGGTTGTCTACAGGGAGGTAGTAGGAAACAGAAACAAAAGCGGAGGCAGAGACAAAGGAGAACGCAAAGGGGTGGTTCATGCCGTGGTTATACTGTAGATGTAGCATCCAATAATCTCGGTAAAGTAGCTCTTTACCAAAGCCAAAAAGGTGGTTCTAATGTAATTAATACATTTACTGCAGGATATGGTATGGGCCCTTCACAGCTAACAGATAATGCTCATTATCTAAATGTAACTGGGTATAATAAACATGGTGGTAGACGTAGTAGACGCAATTAAAGTTGACAATATGTTTACTTAAATAGTGCTAGTAATGAACCTAGATATCGAATTTACAGTACCCCGGGCCAAAATTCATTTACATCTTGTCCAATTAGGAAGTAAATGCATTACAATTATTGAGGGTTTAGACAAGGACAAAGATCTTGATCTGAAACGAATTGCCAAAGGAATGCGCAAACACTTTAGTTGTGCAGCCACTATTAAGACTACCGAAAACGATGACATAATCATACAGTTACAGGGAGATCACCGAGAGGAAATTTCAAACTGGTTAGTGGCCAATGAGATTCTGACCAAGTCAGAGGCCAGTGAGTGCATCATAGTACATGGGGGTTAAATCTTAACTTCTATTAGGGGATGCTAGATGTGTCATGTAGCAATACCATGACATTTGAAAAACTTCTATATGAATTCATCGGTGAACAAAAATATCTTTTTGGTATGTATGTAGTAATATTACTATTTTTTCCAATTCGTGATGTGGCCATGCCACATTATATTGGAAAACTGTATGATTCCATAAAAAAAGGAAAAGATTCAATACTCTATATTGGTATAATTATTGGCATAGTGATTATGGTCCAGGTTATCTATATATTTTCAGACTACATCGATATTAAAATGCATCCTGCACTCTACAAATTTATTCGTGAAAAAATGATGTCCCATGTATTTCAGACCAAAGAGAATAATTACAGCGATGTAGATGTAGGTGAAATAATTACAAAAATAATTAAACTACCGAGTATCATGCATCATCATATTGAATTAATTAGATGGGAATTTATACCAGATATTATAACAATCTTAGCTACAATTGCATATGTTACATATATAGACTGGACTCTAGGCCTACCTTTGTTATTAGTAGGGGCCATTTTTTGCGGTACTTTGGCCTATAGTTTTACTACATGTAGTCCTGATGCACTAAAACGCGATGAACAATTTACTCTTATTATGTCAAGCATTAATGATATAATGAAGAATATGTTAACCGTCTTGAATTTTGACAAGGTAGGTGCAGAATTTGAACGCATGGATGAATTAAACAAAGAATATGCGGTTTATACTGAAAAAACACTGTCTTGTTCTCTCGTAAATAAGTACATTATTATTGCATGCATGCTTGCGTATATTTCATTTGCCTGTTATTATAGTTTTAAACAAGTTAAGAAAGGAGCCATGACGGGTGGAACAGCGGTTACACTATTAATCTTATTATTTGTAGTCATGAATAAGATATTTTCAATAATGGGTATTTGGCAGGATGTTATCATGAGGTCTGGTATAATAGAAAATGCTATTCAAACATTTGAAGAATGTAAGACTGAACGAACACCGTATTCAGAGCCTGCGAGAACAAATGGTCTTGTATTTCAAGATGTAGATTTTTCCTATGTATCCACTGATATGCAGAGACCTGTGTTTACCAAATTTAATCTTGATATTAAAATGAATCAGACTACGCTGATAGTAGGTGAAATAGGTTCAGGCAAGTCTACATTAATAAGTCTTCTCATGAAATTCCAGACTCCGCAAAAAGGCGAGATTTTCCTAAAAGGAGTTCCATTTTCAACAATGGATACCAAAGAATTAAGACGTCGTATCAGTTTTATTCCTCAGAGTCCTATTTTGTTAAATCGTACTGTCTATGAAAATATAGTCTATGGGCTCGATCATAAAACAAAAGAAGATGTTTTGGCATTGATGCGAACAATGAAATTAGATGGATTCTTGACCGGTTTACCAAAGGGCCTAGATACATCGGTTGGTATCCATGGTTCCAAGTTATCTGGTGGTCAACGCCAGATTATCTGGGTTCTCAAAACACTCTTGTCTAATCCCGAAATCATTATAATGGATGAACCGACCGCTGCAATAGATGATACTACCAAGAGTATTGTCCAGAATCTATTAAGTCAGACAATGAAAGGAAAAACGGTCATCATGATTACTCATGATCCATATTTATTAAAGTATGCAAATCGTGTAATAACTATGGAAAATGGTACTGTAATAAAAGATACTAGTAGAGGATGATTATAAAATTAACTTGTTCTATAAACACTAATCTATTTTTAAAAAATTCTAGTACATTGCTGGCATCGTCTAGTGCATATAACATCACTCCCGATTCAATTTTCAAAAATTATGGTTGGACTCTGTCTTTTTGGTATATTGATGATGCTGTTTTAAAAAAATTCTATGGAGGTATGGTTGGCATTCGGGCCTTGACAACCTATCCTGGAGTTATCTCTGTATCTGTTATAGATTCTGATGCAACATATTATACATTACAAGATATGACCCAGTATCAACTGGAATGCCTATTAGTTCAGAAGATTGACTGATTCATACTTTACCATGGTTTGTATTATCTTACTTCTATCAAGACCGTATTTAGATTTATCTAGAAGAATTTCTCCTTTTAACACCCAACCTTCTTTTAACATTTTTAAAATTTTGTCTTCGATAGAAATTTCACCGTCACAACCTTTGTCATTTCTTATGGACTGTTTGGTTCTACCACTAATAATCTGCATGTCAACAATGCTAGACATTCTACTTGTTCATGGGCCTATTTACTATGTCACTTTTATACTTAAGGATGACAAACGTAGTAAATATAAGATGGAACGATTCAAACAAGTTTTTGCAAAACTGGAAAATGAGGTTGCTGAGTTAATACAATTTCAAACAAAAATACAAGGTTGTCTACCAGCAAAAGGCGATGTTCATTATTCTACAGGAGCACAAGAATTTGGCGAATATGCTCTGGATGAAATAGATACATTTAGATTTTTAGTATCTGCTTCGAATGGTCAGAAAAATTCTTATTCTTATATGCTACAAAATCCTACTCCAGAACTTACAGCATATTTGAGCATTCAAGGAAAAGGGTTTGGAACCGAATACATTCCAGTAGATATTGAAAATTTTGAAACATACTGTATGAAAAAGGGTGGAACACCATTTGTATTAACAGATGAGATACGAAAATGCTTGGATTCTAAACTTTGGGAATTTGCTGTAAATTTAACACATGGTCCTAATAATATTTATATACATCACCCAGAACTATATAAAGATATGCGTACTGATTTTTATATAGACATCCCTATAAAATTTAAGAATACATATAAAATAAGTCCACATGTGTCATTTTATATTACACCACTGTTAAATAGTCTGGATGAATGTGTAATACATGAAATTACAACAAAACAAGTGGTTTTTCGTATTAAATATGGTGTAAATATATTCAATAAAGGACAAATTGCCAGGACATATAAAAATGATATATATTCGGGATTAAAACTTCATTACAACATTAATGGAGTAGTTGAACAAAATGATAATTTATTCGATTAAAATGTGACATGTATAATGTGTTATTATGTATACCAATGTTCCCTTTCAAAGATTATGACTACTATGGAGACAGATATGTTGATATTGGAGAAATAATGTGGTATGAAAGAGATACACAAAATACACCTACAGAATGTGTAATCTGTATCGGGGCAGAAAATGAGATGTACACCAAATATGCTCATCCAAAAGCACACTTAGAGGCTCATACAGGTGCAAATATAATTGCCGAAAAAATGGCAATCAACGAAAAAAATACAGAAAATTATCTTGATTATTATGTATTCTACTATGGAAGAGAATACATAAAAATCTACAAAGAGTTGTATAAAAAATACAAAGAAGAGTATAGTCGCGGTGTCTTAAGTAGAACATATTCCAAAGATGATAAAATTTGTAATCATCATATTGAATGTATTCAGTATCAAACTTAAACTCACTCTATTATAAATTAATACTATGACTGATTGGAGAAAAGTTTTTGGGTTTGAAAAACATACATATATTCAATCATTTCCTGTTACTAGTTTTTTATTAACTGGTGTAAGTTTCTATAAAGATACTATAAAAAATATAAAAATAGATGATATTCTTGATATGAGTCTTGAACCAAATGAGTATGATTCTACAGCAATCATTATAAAAAGAAATACAGATATTTGTGGTTTTATTCCTAAAGATAATAAAGAAAAAGTAAAACCATATGTTCCAGCCCAAGTTAAAGTAATTGATAAACGGCATGTTGAACATGATATTTACAGTTTGAGAGTAGATATTATTGTAGGTCCAGTCTAAACATGAAAAAATATATAATACTATGGTACATTGGATATATGTATTTGAATGCGAAGATAATTATATTTATGTTGGTGAAACTACTAGACTTTTTACTAGGTTTCAAGAACATATAACACATCATGGTGGTAAGAATACGCAAAGTCATACTCCGCAAAAATTAATTGGGCTGTATAAAGTTAAAGATAATGATTCTTTTATGGAATACAGAAATGCTGTTAGAAAAGGAGAATATAATAAATATATTCTTGACCGATGGAAAAATCCAGATCCAGAATCTGGCGTAGATAATTTACTCATTGAGAATCATATTACTGAACGTTTTTTTTATGAACGACAAGAAAATGAATGGTATAAGGTTCGAGGCGGAAAATACACTAAATCAGATTTAGATGATATTGTGAACAATTATAAATGGGCCAGTGAAAAAGAAGGTCGTACTTGTTTTGCTCGAAATCCAACTTTTTATCTTAATAAAGAAGATATTGTTGATAGACCTCTATGTAAATGTTTATATCCATCAGAAGTAAAATTAAGTAAAGAGAACAAGGTATATTTTGTATGTGCTCGAAAAAATATTTGGGATGGATTTTCATCTAAAATACCATTTGATCAACCATGTAATTTTTTGCAGATGTATACGGAGGATGATCAAGTTAAGCATAATATGCCTACTATTTTATCAAGAAGTAGTGAACTTTGGGTACAAAATATTCCTCTTTCAATGTATAAAATGAAACCAGAACCATGTCTATCATGTAACAAAGAAGGATATCTTGCTATTATAAATAATGGATATCGTAGATGTTGTCAGTCTTGTCTTTATACAAAATATAATGAGTTAAAAGCTAAGTATTTTTAAACTCATATCTTCAATGACGCCGTGTCTTTTTACCCGCACCTTTTAATACATTATGTAAGAAACCCTTGCGATGTGTTTCAGCTTCTGAAATACTATGCATTTCAGCAACACTTAGTTTAAATGGACTTACTGACCCATCTTGCAAAATGTTTCGACAGATAAAATTATAGTAAACTCCTTTGCCGGCCACAAATAACTCTTCTTGCGTAATTACACACTCTTCAGATAGCAATTCATCAAGATAGGTGCCAACAGTTACGCCGGCCCATGAATTGATTGGTTTGCTTTCCCTGAAATATTCCAAATCATCTGCTATAATTTTAGTTAACCAAGCGGAAGTAAATTTATCTTCTAGACCGTTACTAAATGTTAAGAGTTCAGGTAAATTTAGCCGGTTAATAATAACTTCGGCTGCGGGATTTATAGTTAAGACGCTTTCTCCAAACCGTGTTTTAATTTCCCTCTCATTCATCCCATCGTAATTACTTACGTCAGGTACCAAGCCATCCACTAAATGTATAGGTGTGTCAAATTCTTCATGGGTTAAAGTTCTAATCTTGACTATACCTGGATTTTTCTGATACTGTGTATTTTTACCTGTAAAAATACTTCGGTCACTTAGTAAAGTATTAACTAAAAGAGGATTAACTGGTTCATCCCCAATTATACGAATAAATCCGCTTTGGCGTAGAAGTGACGGGCGTGCAGAGGCACGTGCATTATAAAATCCAAATAGTCTATATTTAAAATTTGGATATAAATCCCCTTCTGTAAAAATTGTAACAGGTCCAAACATTTCATAAAGCTCTTTTTTATAATGCAGTGGGTCTAAAATAATCTTACGATTTTCCATTTGCATAAGTGATAAATTATTTGTAATACTTGCAATTGCCTTTGTCCCTTTTCCTGAAGCAGTAGGTACTACCAAAATACAGCCTTTCGGCACAACCTTATATTCGGGTGTTTCTAAACCGTGTCCCATCACAGTAAAAGCTACACGGGGTACACTATTTCTTTTTACTGTTACTCTGTGTCGTAATTCATTTAACACATTTTTCGGCGACTTACGGCCTAAAATCTTCTGACTTTCATGTAGATTTGGAATCCTATTAATAGGATTTGGTAAATTTGGCCTAATTACCAAAGTAGTTGGTAATTCCATCCCTATTTTTACGACTGAATATTAATTTTCAACTCTTAAATAGTGGAATACCAGCCGGCTCCTCTACTTTTTTGACTTTGCGATCTCTGTACTCGGAACCAGGTTCTTTGACCATGACCCGATAGGCACATTGTTCATAGAACTGGACCCGCTTCTTATATTGGCCCTGAAGTGATGGATGAATATCAACAATGTCATAAATTTCCGGTGCAAAGGTGCGCTCTTCTTTTTTCAAACGGAAGATCCTACCTACCGCCTGTTCAATACGTGATTTTGGTGTCACAAGTGCCACTGTATTCAAATCACGGACATTCATGCCCTCGGCTGCCAAAGCAAATGTAGCTAGAATGATCTGTTTAGTAGCCGATACATCACGTGCATCCGATGTCATTCCGCCCACATAATATCCAATGGATTCGAAACCCCGTTTTTTAAACAGAGTCTCAAATGCTTCTAGATGGTTTCGTCGATCTGATAAGACCAGAAGTTTTCTTCCTTCTTTCAGAGCTGGTTCAAGCTCGTTCACAATTGCCACGGTTCTAGGTTCATACTCGGCAAGTTGATTGCATAGACGGGCTCTGTTAACTTCACCGCGGAAATCCGTTGGTTCATCTGCATAGGCAGAATCCGCCGATGTAAATTTCAGAACTTTGACAATAACCGTATCATCAGCCTCTCGAACCTTGATTTGATACCGAATTGGTCCAAGAAACCAGAGAAAGACATTATCAAGACCATCAATACGTTTTGGAGTGGCTGATAGTCCTAACATATGCTTGGTCTGAATTGATATAAGAGCATTCGAGAAATGCTCGGCACCAAGATGGTGACATTCATCAAAGATAGCAAATCCGAAACCTTCAAAGGTAGAAGCGGGCCAACTACGGGATGCAACCGTCTGAATCATACAAATACAGCAATCGTATTCAACGGCCTCTTCAGGCGGTTCTACGGCTCTTAGACGGTCTAACAGTTCTTGCTTAGTTCCACCAACTTTAAGACCACGGGCCTTTAGTCGGATCTTGAGTTCATCAATGTTAGGCGTTTTAACCTCCATGAGACCTGTCTGGACCTTGTCTTGTTGGATAACGCCTATACGAATTCCTGGTACAGAACCCTCAAGTTCTTTCCGCCACTGTTCCATTAGAAATTCCTGGTGGACCACAATGAGAAACCGTTTCTTGAGTTGACACGCAAGCCAGATAGCCATGAATGTCTTGCCAAATCCGCAGGGCACACAGATTAGACCATTATAGTCACCGGCCTTGAATGCATCGACAATTGGGTTCTGTTCCGGTCTCAGAGTCTTATTAAAGACGAGTTCGGATCTTAAATCTTTGCCACTGGAACGTGCATCGCCCTCTGGTTCCCCGAATCGTTCTAGGCCCCAGTATCGTGGAACATACCAACGAGTCGTACTTTCAAAATAAAGAGGAAATGGCTCTGAAAAACCAAAGCCCGGAGCTACATTCGGTTTTACAGTAAGTGCCCGTTTCATATCTCGTGTCTCTGCATCGCTTAAGCTTTCCTTAAGAATGGCATAGCCCCGATGACTCAATATTTTAGACATTACTAACCAGTGCCTGGTTATACAAATGTCATTTTTTACGTTCAAGCTCAGATTTGATAAATTTTGATAACCATAGTGTTTCGGATAGAGGTTGATGATTTTCTGGATGAAATTGACATCCATACCAGGGTATCTTAATACCTTCAATAAGTGCAACATATTCTTTTCCACCGCGGTCATGGGCCTTTGCCAAGATACGAAATGTTTTTTTAAGAGCCCGGATTTTATTAAATCGGTTTACAGAAATTCCTTCAGTGTGATTGAAATAGGGAATATATGCCTGATGTAAGAATTTTGGAGGAGCCACTTTAAGAATTTTGGAGTTTTTGTTGGGTATCACATCACCATGGACCCGTTTATAATAGTCTTTGGAATCAAAGGATTCCAAGATATTTATGCCACTAATAAATTGAATCATTTGTTCAAATCCTTGACAGGTTCCCCATACAGGAAATTCTGAAGATTCATACGCCATAGTCAAAAAAGTATTAACAAGAGTATTATATTCCGGTGTTGGAGATACTCCTGCTATACCTGGAAGTAGAAATAGGCCATCTATATAGTCAAAATATGCGGCGGCCTCTGCACCGGTAATACTGGGCAATATAGGAACTATTTCTATATCGGCTTGTTGGATCCATCTGCGTACATTTTCAGACATATATGGTTTTTCTTGATTTATTTGTAAAAGAATAACACCTAGTTTTACCATCCCTATAATGTACGTTTAATATAGATGAATACGGTGTTTGCAGTAATATTAATTCTTGGTGCAATTTATCTGTCTATGTTTATGCATATGCCTATGCCTATGTCTACTCCTAGTCCAGTCAAAAAAGTTTTGCAGTACCGTCCTATAGATATAGGTAATAACAAAGTCTCTTTTCCTGGTCTAGATACTAAAGCTCTGTGTGCTTTGGCTGAGACGTGTTAAGAACACGGAGTCAACATTGATACATCTTTGCCAAGAGCTTTTAATGCATTTATTAGCGTTGACGTGTAACACGTACTCGTCAGTGTTGAGCATCCATAAATGGTCATGCCTTTGAGTGGCCCCGATGCCACTACAGTATCCGTTATGTTAGTACCAGTAGGACATTTATCTAATTCTTTCATGCGCTGATATTGGCACGGTGCACCGTTAAATATGTCTGAATTAAAATCACAGAAATTTCCAGCATTTTTATTTATACAGTCTGTGCCATCATCGGTTACAGGAGATGCACAGCATCTGTTAGAGGAACAGAAGTTAGGTTTACTTGGTGGACACATTGTTTGACCTTTGTTAGACAAGAGAGTACTGTGTATTTTAGAACAATTGGGTATACCGGGTTCAGAAACAGACAATGTACAAAATGCATTTACTTCTGTTACAGAAGGAATACATGATTTATTTGAAGATAATGCATCTTTGTTTATAGTACCCTTGCAACAATATGCAGTATCTCCGTACATATACATCTTGTAATTGGGTGGGCACTTAGGAGGAAGTGATACAAATGTCTCACGAGTTGGTGCCAGAGCCATAATTAACAATAGACATACTAGTAATAGTAAGAATAGTATCATCTACTATTATAAGTTAAAATATACTACGGCTTCCGAATAATTCCAAACACATGCAATCATAATTATACCTATTAGAAGACCTTTTAGAGGCTCTGTTTTTTTAACATGTTCACCGCTAAAAAATATGGTCCATAAAAATCCTATAAAAAAATCTGTAATTACAATACCTACATAAAAACAGAGTACAAAGATTATCCCTATACCTAATGTTACCCCAGTGTTATCTTGTTGTTGAACTACTTCCGTTTCTTGAATTACTGGCGGAGTACATTCAGGTGCTTCGGTAGACTTTATAGGTTTTATAAGTCCTGGCTGAGCTAGTCTGACTTTTCCTTTTAATACTACAGGATCAACTTTTAGTGAAGGTGCTATATGAGGAGCGGGCAAGTCTCGTGGATCTTCGCTGGCCGAACCTTCTCTCCGTATACGATATAAGTCGGAAGCAAGAATGGGAACAGGTGTTAATACTAATAAATAGGCGTGTTCAATGGAAATATTGCATGTTTTAGTATTTGCGGTTCTACCTCGTATTTCCGGCCCCATATAAATAATCATGTCAGAACCCATAGGAAGAATAGATTGTAAAGGAGGACGCGAAGATAATGGTTGACGAGAACATGCACTGAAATATGAATTCCCACTAATATCACCAGGTCTAACATTTTCAATTTGTTTAAGTGGAATTACAAGAGTTAATTTACGAGTAGGCGAAGAAGTACTCATATGAATGTGATATTCACCAGAATATGCTTCTGTTTTGCCTGGAAATATGTGCAACCCTGTAACATGAAATATGGACTCTTCGTAAATATATTGTTGTCCACGATAATTAAGAGTAATACCACTGTTTTCAACAATATTAACACCGTCTCCCACACCTGTCCCAGTCCGTCTTGTAAGAATTTGAAGAGATCCGGGATTATTAGCAGATATAGTAATACCACTCGTTCTAGAAATTCTAATATCAGATAATGGTAAACCAGCTGGCCATGCTAATGGTGTTTCATTACAGCCAAGCATCCCCTAGTTTATCACAGGATTAATAATATCTTGGTCCGAACTAAGATGGATTGGAAAACAATAGGCCAGTATAGGTCGGCTCTACCTTTAAAATCATGTTATTTCTAACTATGTAAAAAGTGACTTCTTATAAACTGTTGACGTAAATGAACGGCCCAGAGATGGAACATGAACTTTTTCTTCATTATATATTTCTTCACACCCATTTATATCGTCATCACATACCCGATTCTTATAACGAATAGGAACTTGGACGGGATTTGCGCCGTCCGTTCGTGTATAGTAATTCCAGCGACCGCGTCTTGAATCTATCTCTCGCCCATACAGAGGCAAAATAGTACGATCGGGTGCAGCGGAAGATGATGATCCACCTTCGGCAGTAAGAATACCAATCTGACCATAGGTCCCTACAGGGCCTCTGCTCAGAACAGTAGGCAGACCAACAGGGTATCTTGTTACGGGTTCTGCATAAACATCGGGTTTTTGACTCGATTGACTCGGTTGAACAATGACTATCTGGGTTTTCTGTTCTGAACCTTGTTTATACCAAACAAGACCTCCAACAACAATAATTCCAACCAAGACTACTGTGGTCCAGTTTCGCATCCCTAATATAGAATCATATATTAGGGGATGCCAGATATAATTAAATTAAATCATACCTCAATCGATAAATACTATACATCTCAATCTCTGTTTAAACATGATATTGACGATGTTATAGATACAATATCAGAAAGACAGATACTATTATGTTTTATTCTTCATAGTCTTGTTGACAAAGTAGGAACACAATTAGAAGATTATAAACTAAAAATTTATGGTAGTAAAAAAATTACTTCTGATATTGATATTACTGTAGAAGGACCATATCCTTCCAAAGTAATTAAATTAATTGAAGATACATGGTTAGAAAAAACTGGTAAGTATCCGACAGATACTGAAATTGAATTTTATGGTGATTTTATTACACTGTTAAGTTCTAATCCAGTTTTCATAAATTCAAGAGAGTTTACTATAGAACACGAAGCAGATATATTACCTTATGTAGGCGTAAGTATTTTACGGAATGCGGGGTCTCTTGATTTTCCATTATTAAATAATTTTTTACACAAATATCCACAGCCGGGTCCATGGAAAGAAACTGCACGACACATCTTTGATGAAATTAAACATATATCAAAAGAAGAATCGCGTCATAGATATTATAAATATTTACACCGAGCAGAAAAAATAAAACGCAGTGCAATTAACCGTCAAAATACACATTTAATTTTCCTGACATTGTGCAAAGCAAACATGTATAGATCTGAAAATTATATTTTACCCAGTACTGTTATTCATGTAGTTCGCAAGATACAAGATACAAATACAGAGATTAAATCAAATCATAAACGTACGTGTAAACTATATCACCCAAAACGTCCATCATGTTCTCTTGGAAAATTTACATATTTATGTAGTGCTATGGAACAAATAGGATATATAGAAAAAAATAAAAATAATTATAAGATACAGAAATATACTGCTAGAATGGAAGATGCACTTAGATCAATTCAGTCAATCCAGGAATGAGACGTTTTAATTTAGAGAGTTGCTGAGGTGTTGGTACAAGACGACGCGACTCAATACCATTCATTGTCTTTGCAGGAAAAGCCAATGCCTGGTCAAGCTGAACCTGGGTCTTAGATGTTAGACGTCTATACTCTTGTATCTTTTGTACAGATTCAAGACTAAGATATTTTGGCAATACAATGTCAGGAGTATCGAGTTTCCTTTGTTCTTTTACGGTAGCTGAATTTTGAAGAACAACGGGAGTACCATTTTGTCTACTCATGTACTACATGAATAGATAAAATTATAAGTCAAATTTTTTATAAACGGGCTAATTCACCTGGAGACAACTTATGAACTCGTTTAGCATGAGACCATATTTCAGGATCATCATACTTATCTAACAGAGTTCGAAGTGTCTTAATTAGAGCCTGAGGATCTACTTGTTCAATATCGACAAACCGTTCCATACATGTTTGTGTTTCTTGGGGTCTAGGTATAAGTCCAAGAAGTAAGACTAAGATAATTAATATGGGAAGTATAATAAATAATAGTCTAACTTTTGTATCCATCTAATTATGGGCCTTGTTTTGGTCCTAAGAAGCTTCCAAACATGTTCATCATATTTTGACCATCTTTTAACATGGGTTTTAGTGCATCCAGAGTCGACATAAGATTACGCTGGGTATTCATTAATTCCTGCGTATCTTTGGTCATAGCTGCAATTTGTTCGGGTTTCAGAGCCTTGTACGCATTCATAAATGTGGTGCCGGAATCCAAGTGAAACCCTTTATCATCGGACTCAGAAGGTAACTTGTACGGTTTACCCAGTACTAGAGGCTCTTTGCGATCAGTGTTGTCTGGGAGCATCACCTTATTCTTGAATGGTTCTCCAGTTTCAGAGTCAGAACCAGAACTAGCTGTAGATTCCGAAGTAAAACCTTCGGGTCTCTTAGTCTGGAGAAGAGCTATTACACTTGCTCCTACTAAAAATGCCAAGGTCCGTTGTTTAGGTAATCCGCCCATCATCATTAATACAAATGCAATTCCGGCTATAATAGTATGACTGCTTCCCGTAATTAGTGCATAAAGTGCCGCACCCAGAAACAAACTTAAACCTAGTTTCTCCGTTTGGTTCATTCTATCTTATTGGGTTAAAAAAGACTAGCTATAACTTGATACATAGCAAACAATCCTCCTCCTAGTAAAGACTTTATTAAGAGACCTGCAATACTTATTTCACCACTACCCAAGTACATCCATGATGCATATCTTGACATTATACTCGTAATAACCGGTAAATTGAGAAAAAATACAATTACCATTACAACAATAGGTGCACGTACATACTGCATAATAGAAGACATTAGTGTGGGAGCTGTCTTAGTAGTCTTTGGTTCGCGCTGGTCCGGTACTGGCTCTTGTTTATGTATGGGTGTCATTCCGGGAGGAGTCTGAAAAAGCATAGATTGGAAATCGGCCATAGAGGGAGCCGAGTTACCAATAATGTGGGCCCGAGCAGCTGCGGGGTCCATACGGATCTCTCCTGTTGAAGTTGAAACAGGAGGCTCGGAAATAATAGATCCGGCAGGTCCTGCATTCATCTCGGAAAGAATCCGGCGCACACGCTCCTCGTCTGCGGTCGGCTCAGAAGATTCCAGCGAGTCCAGGGGTGTACTCTGAGGCATTTGATGATTCATTCTATTTTTTATTGATGTAGGTTACGCACTAACATGTTGAACTGTCTTGACAACATCTTTTTGATCTTTTGGACAGTCTACAATTTCTGTTGTAAACTCAACACAACCGCCTCCTAGTTGAAATACCTTGTTTATTACTTCTTTTACGGGTGGACCATGTAGTACAATACACTCTGGTCCCTTACAGAGAGGACGAAACATTGCTGCTATACCAAAACCTATAAGGAAACTTACTCCTATTGCAATTGTTGGATTTTCCATAAGAATCCAATAATTTACCATCTAATATATTGTAAGACTATAGTAGGGCCAGATGAAATTTTTTAATCATTTACATCTTCTTCCATTTTTACTAGGACTCTTCGTCGGTTTCTTCTTTGTATATGTTTTGAAACCTACCGCCACAGTTATTTACAAGTATCCTAATATAGAAAATGCAGGAAAAGTGGTCTATCAAGATCGTAATGGTGTGTGTTTCAAGTACCACTCGGATAAAGTAGACTGTGATAAAAACGAGGCACGCATTACAGCCTATCCATTACAATAATTATATAGGTAATGCTCTTTGCTGTACAGGTACTGGTGGAAGATAGGTGGCCATGAAGTCACCGTTTGTAATAACTACACGATTGGTTTGAGTCTGAGATGCAAGAGCCTTTTCAGCAGACAAGACTGCCTGTAGCAGTGGAATAGAAGGCGCACTCTTATAATCGGCCCATGCCTGTAAGAGTGCACCTTCAAGAACACGCATCTGGGCTTCTTGGCCGTCTCGAACTGTCTTAGCAGCTGCATTTATACCAGCAATACGTTTCTGAGCAAGTTCGACCATATTTTGTGTAAACTTGGTCGGTTGACTAAGAACAGTTATAATATCACCCTCGCGTTTCCATGGTATAGAACCAACTTTAGTACCATCTGATGCATTAATAGTAGGCTCCCGGGTAGCCTCGTCAAATAGCAGATTACCAGCTTTGGGCCATCTATCAACCCAATTTTTCAATGTTTTGATATCAGCTGATTTAGCCATACGCTGGGACATTCTGATTAAGGATAATAAAATGACTGATTAGAATGCCATTAGATTTGAATTTAATGTACGGTGAAATGTTTGCATCTGCTATCTTACATGGGTGTCTACCATTTCTTGTGTATGTCATGGTAAAAGATCTTATATCAATGACACGTACAAGCTTTATTGTTGTGTTAGTCTTAGCGTGTTCTATAGCATCGTTTTTGTTGAATTTGGGATTATTAACAATGATACAAGCAAATACTTGTGGCGGTGTTAATAATTTTAAGACTATTGCTATAGGTTCGTTCTTGGGTTCACTTATAACAGCCATAATGGTATTAATACCTACGTATGTAGAACCCATGCGTCTAATGATTTCAACATTCTTCTTGAATCATAATATCATCTTAGATCAAAAAGATGCATTGAATCAACAGGTCTTACTGACTACAGCACAAAAAGTCACTGGGATGTCTGGACAAATTCCAAAGACTCAGCCTACTCCAAATGATATAGAAAACCAGACCCGACATGAAATAGCTATAGGAGCATCGTATTGGTTAGCGGCTGCGGGAGCTTATGGAGTGGGTATTGGTACTCTGTGGAGTGGAACATCTTGTTAAGGTTTGTCTTGTCCATAATATACGTATTTCTTAATACCGCTACGTTTAGTATTAGCATTAAGAACATAGTATCCAGGTCGTGGTTTCTTAGCCTTTGATACAGGCATTAATTCTGGTTCTGGCTCTGGTTCTGGTTCTGACTCGCTTTCAAAATCGAATTCAGAATCTTCTGGTTGATAATAGGTAGCAATAGCGGCAGAAGCTAATGTAAGAGTTAGAGCCATAGATATAGCATATGAAAGAAGAGCCCATGCTATAGCAAATAACCAAAAAGGAAGTAGTGTATGCCGGGAATCACGTTTATAACCAAACTCTTTCCATGTTCCATTCTCATTAAACATGTATGCTGGTCGTAGATAAAGAACCAGGCCTAAACCAAGACTGTAAATAACAATTGCTAACCATATGGCCTCCATCTAATTAACATAATTAAGTTTAAGTTATAGATTTGCAATCGCGTTTGTTTTTACTTAATCTTCGCTGGTATCTTGGACACAGTCATATCCTTCTTCTACTACTTCTACAAATCCAAATTCATTTGTCTGAGGCTGAGGCCCCGCTCCTTCCAAGAGTATTGGATCTACAGGTGCATCGGCTATACCCATACGAAGACGTTGTTCAGACTCAAATTCAAATAGATTAGCATCATACTTCTGTAAGTTTTTGCCAACACCCCAGCGACCAATCCTAAACCCTTTTTTCATTAATTCAGCAGCGCGTTGATCATCGTCTTTGATATCTTCGAACTCCTTTACTACACTTGTGCGTTCTAATTCTGCTCTTTCTTGCAAGATACGCCGAATTGTCTCTTTGTCATACTTGAATACTTGTGCCTTCATATGAATCATAAGAGCTCGTGTCCAATTTGACATAGCTACTGCCACCTTTTCACGATCTGCCGCTATTACAATGTCTTCGTAAAATGCAGAAGTCGTAGAAATTGCATCGCACCATACATTAAATACTATTGTTCGGAGTACAAGTCGTGCCTCTTCTTTAGTCCACTCGCCTGGTCTAACAGATGATATCCATGTTCGAATAAAAGGAGCAAGTTTCGTACTCATTGTAACCAGAATAGGTCGCATTGCATCAGGAATGTCACCGGCATACCAGGATGAATTGGCTAGAAGAAGTGCATTTAGAACATCATTGTGTTTCTGTGAAATCTTGAACCACTTGGCTCCTGCTACGGTTGTCACACCGAATCCTCTTCCCGCTGCGGACACTTTGGTACACCAATATTCTAATATATTTCGTGGACCCTCAACAAAAGGATCTTCTAAAATACGATCAAGCGTATCAAATGCAGTAACGGCCTCTCGAGCCCGCGCTTCTCCTACAGAACCACTCTGTCTAGGTGTTAGAGGACCAACGCGATCTACAATCTGCGCCTTTAATTCATCATGTAAGATCGCAATTGGACCCCATCCAATAGCACGGGCCTGTATATCTTCTTCTTTTTCCGAGTTGTGCGGGGGAAGTTCGGTGGTCAAGGCGGTTTTCAAAGCTGTACTGAACTCGGGATATGATGTTAGACTTGCAATCTTATCTAGGCCTTCTTTCCATCCTATCTGTCCTTTGGCAGCTGCCAGAGGTATTAGACGTTTGTTGCGACGTACAAGTGTAGACAAATTTTCAAATGCTACCTCTGTTACTTCAATTTTCAAAGGACCGGCTTGACCCGCTACATCTTTTTCTGCTTCGAACCCACATTGACGGCATATGTTACCAAAAGAAAATTCATGTGACTGGCCGGCGTGAGCACCAAGATAACAGTATTGTAAGAATAGTTTGAAATAAATGGACTCTTCTACCTTTTTTTCCACAACTTCTACAGATTCTTCTACCGATCTCTGCCATAAATGCGTACCTTTACCTATTTTTTTATAGGCACGTCCAAGGGCCGATAATGCGGGTACAGGTACATCTTGTAGCTGTTTAGGGCAACATACTGCATCAGTAGAAGAAACGGATACAGATGCAATGGTATGCATTTCAATAATAGATGAAAATGCAAGTTTTTGCAATGCATCTCGTATATCAACACGGGAACCATCAGGCTCCTTTTCTACAACTGGTCTAGCTACTGTAGGCGGTTTGACTTCAGGACGGAACCCATGTGTTAGAATATCTTTATGACTCACAAGAGCCTGTTTTGATTGGCGTTCCACATCCGTCTGGGCCTTGATTAGGTCTGTCCGTATTTCGGGCGTAAATGTCAGAGGACCCGTCTTAGGGTCGCCTTGTACAATTATGCTCAGTCCCGAAATAACCGCTTTTAAGACCGCCGTCTGCCTAGACTCTAGTTTAGTCAAACCGGACCATGCAAGATTATTCCATGGAGTCATTTCGCGTTGTATGTGTGCAATTACACACGAAACATATAAGATTGCTCCTGTGTCTTTTGGTGCATCAGGTTCAAGAGGCCAGCCTCCTCGACTGAATGTACAATAAGGAAAAGGAGTAGGTACTTCTATAGGCGGATCAGCCGTTTGAAGAGCCAATGTAACTAAACTAGCAAGTGCAGTAATACGAAGTTGATCTAGGACAGCGGCATATGTTGGAACTGCAACAGCCCCAATATCAGATCCAGTAGCCAACTTAACTTTGGTAGTCGATGCAGCAAGAGCCTTTGCTCGCTGAGCCTCGTATGCTGCAGGCGGAGGTGCACGGGCACCTACATAAATATCTACATATCGGACTATGCGACGAATAACCGCATCCGTCATACGAATACCAGCTCTGTCCACTATGACTTGAAGGGCGCTTGCAATTTCCTGTTGGGCAGTAGATGCAAATGTCAATGATGCAGGAGTGTCTATTTTAGTGCCATCCGTTACCTCGGCCATTTGTTCTTCTGTTAGAACCGAGCGACCTGTAATAGCTTGTCCATCATCATTAAATTCTACATGTTCATCATAATCAATGTCTTGTAATGCCTGTCCACAATTCTTACAGACTATCTTACCCTCGTATCGTTCACCGCCAAAAGAGACCAGCATCTGTTTTTGAATTGATTCTAGACGACTTGGCTGGGCCAATGCCTCTAGTTCAAGAATTTCATGGTAACAGACACAGCCTCCTTTACACAATGCACAGGTCATCCATGATCCAACACGGGCCCCCTGATACTTATCAATAAAGTCATGAAGAAGACGGGAACGTTTAAGAACATCAGGTACATTCCTGATTTTTTCTAATTGTTGTACGTGTGGACACTTGGAAATTTCGGGTGCCGATTTCAAATCTTGAAGTACATTCTTGGACTTTAATACCTTTATAGCATATGCCCGGCTAGCAGAAAGAGCAAGAGATGCATTCACTTCGTCTACTGTTTCTTTTAGTCCATCGACCTTTTGTATATATGAGTACAAAAGAGGAAGACTGTCACTGTTTGAGTTTAACAATGAGGCCGTTATCATAGACCATGAACCTCTGATTAATGGATTCCGTTTACTAAACTCATCCATAAGATTTTGAAGTGCTGCTGCTCGTTTTTCGGCTGCGGGAACAAATAGAAGAGAATCTGGGCTCATTAAGTCAAATATTACTTCTTTTTCTGCATCAATTGCAGACTGAATCTTGGTCCGTCTATCTTTTAATAGAGTGCGCCAGGTCCGTTGACTCTTGGACACCCAGTTATTCACTACAATGCGAACCGGTGGTGACAGATCTGTGTGACCGACACCTAGTGCATCCATAACACTTAACATTCTAGGCGTACGTGGACCCAGACTGTCTGCGGGATGTATAGAAAAAGGAAGAATCTGTTGTAACCAATCAGCCAGATCAATACTATTATCCATAGTAGTCCATGCATGAAGAGGATCGGCCGTAGTAGAATATAGATCACTTAATGTTTCTGCAATTGTTGGCCTGTCTTCGTATGATGAATACAACAGTGCAGTAGGTAGATCACCAGGATTTTTTGGTGGACGCAGAGCAAGTGTGGCCTTTATGGGAAGTATGACATAACCTTCTACTTCTGTTGGATCACTGGGTGCAATCAGACTGCGAACACCAGATTTTAAATGGGTGGATACATCGGATGTTAGAACACGCATAGCACGATCAGAAACATTACTGAGAAGAAATGAGGGTGTTACCATAGCTTTTTCCGATAGACCAGTACTCAGTCCTTGCACAGATGTACCTAGGCCGGCAGTGCGTATAACATCCTGGTCTTCTGTCCAACCGGGGCCCTCTTTTCCTACAAGAGTATATGCATCACGGGAAAACAAGTCGTATAAATATCCGAAAAAATCACCTTCTCCGTTCAGAAATTTATTGGCTAATACCTCGGAATCACTTTCAGTCTTAGCCAAAGAACGCGGTGCAACATCTGTTGGCTTATACTGGGCTCCCTCGGGTACCTCGTCTAAGTTTAAGACCTTTGCTCCTTTTACTATAGGAATTGCAGCAGCAACAACGGTTTGTTTCAATGCATCTTGAATAGTCCGCACAGAGTCTTTTAGACTTGAACGGTTTTTCAATGCAAGTGCAAGATCAACTTCGCGTTCAAGTAGACGAATACGGCGCGGATTAGTCTGTTGTTTTGCAGGAATGTCGGCCAATAAATCTTGAAACATATCTTCTCGCTGGATCGAGTCGGGAAATGTACGCTCGGCCGATGGAATAACCTCTACAGAAGCTGTGGGCAGAATACCGCGTAACATTGATAGAACATCAAATGTTACCGGTTTTTCTACTGTTGCTTCTACTGTTGCTTCTGGCTGAATTTCACCGGTTTTAACAGTAGATACACGGATTACAACAATTGGTAACTCAGGACCTTCGCCTTGAAAAGATAAGACACGTCCATCTTCTAGACGTATAGCATCCTGAGTGTCCGTCTTAATAATCTCGGCTACAACACCGGTTGCAGCCGCCTCGATACCATCTGCAGTAAAAAATTCTAGTAATTCTCCTTTTTGTACTCCTAACGTATCAACATAGTAGTCCGATGATTGAACAGAATCTATATAAATATCCGTCACACCTAGTTCGGGAGCAAAACCAGTGCCGTCGGCCGTCATAGGAAATTCAATTGCACGATCACTGACATCATTACTTAAAATCCGTACCATGTTCAGACTACGATATATAATACGACCCGTAACTAGACCATACTTACTAGAAAGAAGAGACACCGTATTTCCGTGGTGTAGAGGATCATCAGCCATTTCCACTACTGTTATCTCTTAATTTTCAACGGGGCCAACAAACCAAAAAACTTGACAACCGGGTCAACACCTTATTGCAAAACTAGGCGAAGATGACTTCCACCGTATTTTCTAAATTAATTGAGGCGCACCCAGCATCAGAGGCGTTGCTAGCATGGTTGCAGGGTCCCGAGGGAGGCCTGCTAAAAGTTCGTGACAATAGGAAGAATCCCGATGACTCTCTTGTGATGATCTACTATAACAAGGAGTCCAAGCTGGACTTGCCCCATGTTCCATACTTTAGGAGTGTAGTGTGGGACATGCGCCTGAATCGGCCGGTCTGTGCAGCTCCTGCCAGGGCCGTTGATGGAGAGGTTTGTGAGTCATTTGTTGTGGAGGAGTTTCTGGATGGTGTGATGCTTAACATGTTCTGGGACAAGCATGGCTGGCGTCTGGCTTCTCGTTCTCAGCTGGATGCAGGCAATACATTCTACAGCAGGAAGCCATTTCTGGATCTGTTTATGGATGCCGTAGAAGCAAACGGACTGGTCTTGAATAATCTTGACAAGGAGCTCACATACTCATGGGTCCTCCAGCATCCTCTTGAGCGCATTGTTGTTCCTGTTCCATATGGGATTCCACGGGTGAACCTTGTCCAGCTGGCAGAGGCCCGTAGCATGCGAGTCATTCCTAATCCAGAGGATTTCCTGCCTGAGAAGTTTGTCTCTCTGTTGCCCAAACGCCATGCACTTCCTAGTCTTGCAGACATGCAGTCCAGGCTAAGTGCCTGGGGCAAGCAGTTCGGTTACAAGTTCAAGGGTCTCATGGTAAAGGATACTGCAACGGACCGGCGCTGGAGGTTCACGACTCCTGAGTACGAGTCGGCTCTTAAACTCCGTGGCAACAATTCCAAGCTCTCTTACATCTGGCTAGAGCGTTGGTCAGAGAAGAAGCTCAACCAGTACTTGTCTCTTTATCCGGAGGACTATCATTATGCTACTTCTGTTGTAGATGTATTCAAGGCCTGCACACAAGAGGCCTATAACTTGTACCAGAAGGTGTATAAGAACAGGGAATTTCCTCTTGGGCGGGCTCCTCAGAAGTATCGTAAGCTTCTGTGGGATATTCACGCGGCCCGTGCTGGTTCGTACTTTGGAAATCTCCAGGAGTTCATGAATAAGCAGGATCCGGC